GAAAAATCATCTACTGCTCTATAAGTTAATCTAGATGATCTTTTAGCAAATTCTGCTGTAAGTACATTAACTACATTAGGAATAATAGGGTAGAACTTTAACTCTAATGCAGAAACATCTTCTTTTGTTAGAAGTTCTACAACATCTCTATAATCATTATCTTCTTCAATAATGTAATCTGTTCTATCTATAATACCTTTAGCAAGCTTATAGTTTTTCATTAGTCTACGAGCATTCCTACGGATTTGTTTTAAACCTTGCCACTCTAACCAATCTAAATTCCATGCTGCCCATTCTTCATCTTTACTCTTCTTTGGTAAAAATTGTAAAGGTTGGGTAATACTACCTAACCTATTCTGTTTTGTTTTAGCACCATTTTTAAGTTGTAATGCGTTATATACTTGCATAATTACTTATTTAAGATTTTTGAATGCAGATCTTTTAAAACCACTCATATTACTTTTCATACCATGTCCCATATGTTTAAACGGGCTCTTATTTAATTTAAACAAATTTTCTGACTTTTGCAAGTTTTTAGCTGCATCATCCATAACAGTTCTTTTGTTATAACCTCTATTAGAATGTTGTATTCTCATAAATGCTACTAAAGCTGCAAATGATACTAATCTATCGACATTGACTCCATCTGCATATTCTCTCATTTCTTTAATAAGCATTGGATCAGGAATTCTTTCAATACCATATGTAGTTCTCACTACTGTCCCATCTGTTTTAGTTTCTTGATCTAGTTCTTCTTTAGTATATTCTATGGCATAACTAAGAAGGTGTGCCTTAAATAATGTGCCAGTATTTTTCCAACCATACTCCTGGAAAACGTTAGCATTTGATCCAAGATCTTTAAGAAACATAATCTGACCTTTTGGTACTAGATATTTTTGTTTTTTTCTTTGGATCATATATTGAATAAATAATGAAATGTTATTCTCTACTAATGTCCAAGCATTATACCACTCAATAATTAACTCTAGTTGTTTATGTGTTTGATTAATATCATCATATCTACCACACCATGCTGCAACTATTTTATCTTGTTCAATATACGTTTCTGTTTCTGTACCATTTACATTAGTTACTTCTACAGGAGCTTTCATTATATAAATAGAACATAAAGATTCAGATGTTGTAGTCTTACCTTCTGATACGGGGTCAATTGATGCATAATATGTTTTAGCAAACTCTGGATTTTTAACTGGTCTTTCCCAAACTACTAAACATCCAGTTTTATCTTCTGTCTTTTTTCTGACAGGAAATTCCATTATAGGACGTTTATTACTTTTCTTTACTGCAGGTTTACCTTCAGCATCTGCATATATATCTAAAAACTCATAACCATATTCTTTATCTTCTATTCTTCTTTCCTGTGCAGTAAGTAGATGTGGAGGAAATACAGATACAGATCTGTGAGCAAATGCTTCTTTTATATTTCTAGGATGCTGAGATATACGTAACTGATATTCTTCTGGTGGCAATTCTTTTTTCCATTCTTCAAATTGATCATTTAATGCTTGGAGTGCTTCTTCTACATTAGAGTTACCATGATCATCAATATGTGGAGGCATAGACCATTGTTCTGGAATAAACAATCCTGATAAACTTTCAGTACCTTTATCATCTATTAAATCTGTCTCTACTGCATATATATCATTTGCTGTAGGATTTTGTATCATTTCTTTTAATGGGTTACATTGTGACAAGTCACCCACAGATCCTGCTGCAATAAACATCCCTGTAGTAGTCAGTCCTGATCTCATAGCAGGTCTCATATACTCATATGTCTTATTCATCTTAGGTGCAATCCCTGCTTCTTCGTGAAAGAAGAATTTTACTGGACCACCTACACCATTAGTTGGATCTTTCTCAAATGACATACCTTGTATAGTACCTTTAAGACCAACTTCTGTTTTACGGTCTCCTTTTCTTACTTCTATTTTTTGCTGCCACATCATTACTTTATCTGGAGACATCGGTCTATACCAAGCAGTATGTTCATTTAGAAATGCAGCATATTCTTCTAAAAACTTCCAAGACCCTTTTTCATTAATGTAATCTTTAAGACTAGCACCTATCTTTAAAGTAACCCCTGGCTCAAACCATTGTTGGTTTATTAATTTGGCCATATGATAATATGATGATGCAATCTGACGTTTTTTAAGTATTGCAACATGTTTATAATTTAGTTCTGCTAATAATTCATATAATGCCATATGATACTGAGCATCTCTAATATCTGCAAAACCAAAATTTTGTATTTCTTTGTTAAAGATTGGTAAAAAGTTTAACCACATGTAGTATTCTCTTGCAAGAAACCATGTTTTACCATTATTTTTTACAATTACTCCTTTACGACACTTAGCTTTTTCATCATCCCAATATTTTATAAAGTCTCTTGATTTGAAGGGAGCTGTACAATATACTCCATCATTTTTAAACTTCGTGGATTGCTCAACAAATAATTTACTTGTGACTTCGTCAAATAAATATTCCCCAGGTTTTTTAAATAAGTCTCTGATAAACTTAGAGAAGTCTTCTCTGGATTCAAAACTTGTGGTTGTCCATTCTTCGTTTTCATAGGTTGGTATGTCTTGGTAAATTTCACTCATTATGAATCATATGCTAAACCTTGACCTCCTCTAACTCTAGATGACTGTTCATCTTGAAGATCTTTATAAGCTCCTTTAAATGATGATCTAATTGCTTCAAAATCTTTTGCTACTGCACGTATCTGAGATATGTTACCATCTCTACCATCAGTAATCTGTGTGTTTTCCATATATCTAGCTAATCTATCTAACATAGATGATATACCTTTATATGCTCTGGATGTTGGAGTTTCATACATTTTTTGGCAGAACTTAAGGGCTGTAAAGATATCATCATCTTCAGTAGAAAACTCAGCTTCTATTTGTTGTAGTATAAGTGTCTCTTTATCTATATCTGGTGTAAAGAAAAAAGGATTAAGATCGGGGTTAGGACATGACATATAAAATAGATATTGATATATTTTAAGATAGTCTTCAGGATAATTATCCATTATATCCTTTAGAGCTTTTAAAGTATAGCAATGTTCTGTAGGTATTACAGTTCCATTTTGCACATCAAATAGTTTAGTTAAAATCATTTCTTTTTCAATTTGTGTTTATTATCATTTAAGTAATAAAAAATAGAAAGAACTTCGTCAATTAAATATGGAACAGGTATAATATCCACATCTTTAACAATAGGATCTCCATTATCATCTTTTTTACTTATTGGATAACCCCACTTATCTTCACCTTCAACTTCAAATGTTATATGATGTAAAAAAATTTTACCAGGTTTTAGTTTAGGGTTATGCTTTAATATAATATACATATAAATACTCAATTGTAAAGCATAGTGATTAAAATTACAATCATCCAAATTACTTACAGGAGCTAACATTTTTTCTGAAATACCCTCCCAATTGACATAGGATTTCATTTTAATTTCTTTATTAGTCTTATAGTCAATAATGTTTACTTTTCCATTAACAACTTCAACTAAATCTGATTGACCACATATACCTTTTGACCTTAAGTAAACCATATGTTCAGGATATACTCCTGGTTCTAGCTTTTGAGTTGGTGCAACTTTTATTCCTTTATCTGTCTCAACAGGTTTAAAAACAGGAACATTAACACCCTCTCTTTCTATTGAAGCAAAAGAACATAAGTCAGCTTCTCTTTGATTATGATAAAATGTACCTAAATCAGTAGCACGTTTAGATTCATTGTTCCATATCTCTTGAATTAGTTTTGGATCAATGTCATACCACTTAGATTTTTTATTTTTACTTACTTTTTTAGCAACAGCTGCTGCATCAAAAGGATTTTTAAATGCTCCTACTAGTGTAGTTACACTTATCCAATCTATATTATCATCATCAATACTTTTATAACTATGTTCATCTGCATTAAATACTATCATAATTCTTCTAATTTATCCTCCTCTTCTACTGTAGCTATGGCTTTCCATTTACCTAAAGGACAATCAGATGCAAGTGATCTTGTTTTAAAAGCTAAAGAACAACCACATTCATTACAACATGGTGCAGTTCCTTTAACTGCACAATCATTTCCTTTAGTTGGACATTCATTACAAATACTATATCTTAAAGCTGCAATTTCCTCTACAGTCTCATCTCTAATAACTGCATTAGTTATTCCCTCTAGTATTTGTTTTCTGTTTTGCCATATTAGTTTTAGAGTATTTTTCATTTTTAAAATTTTGTCTTTTTTCTAGTTCATCTTTAATTTTTACATCTAATTGTTTTAATAGTTCTAACTTTTCCTCAACACTTTTTTTATTATGATAAGCACCGAAAGTTGAAGTGTCATGGTCATTTAAAACTTTTTCATAGTGAGGTATAGCATTCTTAACCTTTCTCATTTTAAGAACAAAATGTCCTAACCCTTCTACATTTAATCTTAGATCTGTAAGACCAGACATTCTTTTTTTTAATGTCTTATAGTAAAAGTGTACTAGATCATCTACTAATTGTTCCGAACATTCAAACTCATCTGTTATTTCTTTATATAGACTATTTGGTTTCTTTGGAATCATGTGATAAGAATTTATAGTCTAATAGAACAACTCCTTCAGTTTGTATTTTTAAACTTGGATTAATTTTGATCATTTTTTTATCTG